AGGATATTAATCGCGCCGACCAAATCGGCGTTATTCTTGAATCCACACTCCACGCACTCGAACTTATCCTGTGTCGGTCTATTATCTTCTGATATATGACCGCAACACGGACAAGTACGACTCGTGTTCTGCGGAGGTACTACAATAAGTCGCCCACCATTCCACTCCAGCTTATATTCTAGCTGACGACGGAATTCGAACCACCCTTGGTCGAGGATAGACCTATTCAAGCCAGACTTGGCTCGAACATTCTTTCCTGGCGCATCGACTGTACCTGCCGCTGACTTAGACATATTTTGAATCTGCAAGTCCTCGATGCATACTATCGCGTGGTTTTTGCTGATAGCAGTTGAGGTTTTATGCAGGTAATCTTGTCTAATATTAGCGATACGAGTATAAATACGCTGGACTCTAGCTTTCGCCTTCTTCCAGTTATTACTAAATTTAACCTTACGAGAAAGTGACTGCTGTGCTTTCCGTAAACTATCCTGATGCCGCTTAAAGCTATTGATAGGAGCATAGAACGTACCGTCTGATAGTGTAGCAAATCTCGCAATGCCCATATCAATACCAACCGCACCACCTTTAGGGATAGGTTTTTCAACCTCTCTCCTAGTCTGAATAGAAACAAACCACTTACCACTCTTGAAACTGACAGTGATGTTTCGCAAATCACCTAATACTTTACGGCTGTTTCTATAACGTATCCAGCCAAGCTTGGGCAAAAAGATACGGCTATTGCTCTGATCGAGTTTGATTTGTTTGGGGTCGGGATAACGGAAGCTATCTCGGTTACGTCCTTTTTTCTTAAATTGAGGAAAATCTGCAAGCTTGGCAAAGAAGTTACTGTAGGCCTGCTCCAAATCCTTAAGCTTTTGTTGTAGCGGGTGAACGGGAGCATTAGCTAACCATGCTAACTCTTCACTACTCCGCCACTCGGTAAGCAGCTTACACAGTCCAGCATAGCTGAGTTTCTTCTCCCCTTGTTCATAGCGCTCCTTCTGCAAAGCTAAGGCTTTGTTATATACAAACCTACAAGCACCAGCATAGAAGCGCATCTGCCGCTCCTGCTGGTCAGTCGGTCTAAGCTCGAATTTAAAAGCTTGTAGTCTTTGCATAGTTTAATTATATTATATCGTGGCTTATTAATACTGTCAAGAATATTTTTTATGGACCACAGTATCATCTGCGCTATCCTTCCCGCCCTAAAGGATGGGGCTTGTCGCGCACCGGGTCAAGCCGTCCCCTTTGTTGTACACAAAGTGACGAAAAGAATCTGACCTTGCTACTGTCCACTGGGTTAACATATTATGGTCATCGCTGTTGATTAAAATGTTTTTATCTATATCCATAATAGGTATCGCCGCCGGTACATGCGAATAATCGACTTTTTGTTCCTCTTTCTTGTAAAGAAAAAGTGTTCGACATATAAGATAAACCGGAACGTAGAGCAGCATGAATACCCAATGCATGGGAAGCCCTACCGAAACAAACAGTAACCACCTGATAAACGGATTTAAGCGATTCATATCGCCCTCCCTTTTAGTAGCAATGTCTTCTGATAAGATTCTTAAGCGCCGATACGGTTTTTGGGCTAGACCAGTCCAGTGGATTATGATATGTCGGCATGATAGGATCAGACTCGTCGTGCTTGGCATCCAGCACACAATGCCCCAACTCATGCGCAATCAGCGTCATTCTAGAGTTAGAAGACAATTTCCCCCACCATTGCGAATTGATCATAACGACTCCCTCAATTCTTATCTGATTTTTCGATTTCAAAACTCTTTTTTGGCAAACACCAAGCAATCCCTGATCTAGCTGGTCATAAAACATCATTTCAATTTTAAAAGACTGCGAGCATCCCTCTTCGTTAAAGCTTTGAAGAAAATAGTCAACATAGCCAGACATATCTGCGGCAGCCTCCTCATTTGCGTAGTAAATCTCCTGTCCAGAAGGCAATCTGACCTGAGCGCAACCGGAAGATATTAAGGCTGTTACAATCGTAGTTATTAACATTGTTACTTTTTTCATAATGACCTCCTTCGCCTTTATTTTACATAAGGCCTATGTGAGGTCAAGTATTTTTTGTTTGTTTATCGTTTTGAGGCACTTTTTTAGTGTTATCCACAAAATTTTCTTCAACAAAACGAATAAAATTTTCAAGGTCCCTAGCCTCCTCCTCTTCTGACTGTACCCTAACATACTTCTGAATATATTCCAGCTTTTCACTCATTTCGCTTATGGCAGCAAATTCCGACTCTATTTTATGCTCAATGAAATTTTGAAACACAAAGATAAAAGGCAGGTCATAAACTTGATGCAGAGGTGTATTGAAAATTTTGGAATACTGTCGGTATATGTATCTAGTGATATATTCAGGATTGGACTCTATCGCATTTGCTACGGCCTGCCTAATAATGCCATCTAGTATGTCAAAAGAGTGTCCCTCAAGTTCAGGCTTTGTCTCTTTTAAACTATCAACTAGCGACTTTACATATTTCATTCTCATGCGCGGGAGACCCCGGCCTTCAGGCTGGGGAGGGATAGCGCGGCGGCGATAAGCCGCCCTGTTCCCGCTTCTCCTTTCTTTAGATTGCTATCCTTGCCCATGAATACCCATACCCGTCTGCACGCTGGATCAGTGTGCAAAATCGGTGATGGATGCCTTGTACCAGCCCGGTTGCGGACTGGATGTCGAAACTGCCGCTGGCCCGAATGGCAACGCGCCCCAGGTAGATGCCCGCCTTTTTGCCGGTCGTCACGACCGCACGCACCAGATCCCCGGTCTGAAACCCGAATGCATTCTTGCTGCGGGTTAGGTATCCACGCGGAAACCCATGCTTCGTCAGGCGCGTACGCTGGTAACTGCCGCGTCCTGTGCATTGGATTTTCAGCGTCGGAACCCGCCAGTTGGCAACAGCGTGGACTTCGCCCACGCAGGCCGCATCCAGGGCATGCGCTTTGGGGATGTTGAGGCGACGCCGGTTCCACTTCGTGCGCCCGCCCGTCGCGGCTTCGACTGGCAGGGATGTGGCCGTCAGGCAGCGCCACAGCACCCAGCGCGTGCTGTTGACGGCAGCCGCATCGCGCAGTGGCGTTTTGCGCTGCGCCTCGATGCGTGCCAGTCGCTTCGGGTCGTGCGCCAAGAACTTGGCCACATCCCGGTTGGCTTTGCGCTGGTTGCAGGACCGGCAGGCGATGATGAAATTGCTCACCCGGTCACTACCGCCTTTTGAGCGCGGATGGATGTGGTCGATCTCCAGCGGCACATTTTCTGCATCGCAATACGCGCACTTCCGGTCCCACTTCTCCAACAGATACTCCCGCACTTCGTAGCCAGCCAATGTTCCTTGCTGGTACTCGATGCCGGAGATTTCGGGGTTTTGCAGCGCCTGGGTGTCAAACCGCACCAGTTCCTGCGACAAGGCTGTTACTGGTGCCCAGCGCGAAAACCTGCGCACCCAAGCCATGGTCGTGTCAACACGATGTTGCAGGCTAGGTGCAAGCCATCCATCGCGCCGGGTTCGGTTATTAAAGCGGGGCTGACGATATCGCAGATTCACACTACGCCGACGCCGGCGAAACGCCGCACGCTGTCTGAGTGCATCGCGGATCGCGTGTCCCCGGTGAGCGAGCTCGGCCAAGAACAGCACGTGGGCGCTGAGCCGCACTTCACCGGTGTCGGTATCAACATCTTCCGATTCCCGCACCAGGGCCAGACCTGTTGCCTTGCTGCCTGGATCCACCTTGAGCCGCACGGGTTGCAAGGTATAATCTTCAGCGCTGCGGTCCACCAGCCGGATAGTGAAGGGCACCAGCCGATGCACCCGCGCTCGACCACGCTCCAACAACAGCCGTGCACGCTTTTCCGAGCACGGCATGAGCGGTTTCTTCCCGCAGTCCAATACAAAGACTGCCATCTCAACCTCCTATGCCCTTACGGGACTTGTTACGCGGAGCCTTGCGGCCCCGTCTCCCCTCGGGAATGTTTGCAACCGGCTCCCGCCTTTCGGCAGCGGTAAGAACCTTCGGCGCTTTACCTTTCGCCATCATGATCCCTACCTTCCAGTGTCCGGGACTGAGGAAGCATCCCGGAGTGGGTCTTGACGACCTGTTGCAAACGTAGCGGGTTGGTTACCGCTTTCCCTGGTCAACCAAGCTTGCTTCTCAACAAGCTCCGCCCTTTAGGGGCGGGGTAGCTGACTCTTCAACCTCATATGTTTTAGTGACGACTTGCGGCACTTCCTTTTCTTCCATAATTTGTTTTACGGCCTCTAAATCCTCGTTTTGTGTTTCAGAGGGGCTGTTCGCATTTTTAACAAATTTTTTGATAGCTTCTGTGGATTGCTCTGACTGCTTTTTGATTCTTTCACGGTATTGCAGCTGTGCCTCAATTGCAGCAGAGTATACATAGAATATAAGCTCAGCATCATCAATATGCCCGCCCGGTATATCATAAGCAATATCTTCATTTTGCGGAGCTTGGGAGCTATACGATTTAGAATCGTGCCAAAAAGGGGGTGATTTTAACACTCTATACTTTAACGACGCCAGCGAATATGCTAACCTATCAATCACCGGGGATACAACTGACAGGCCGTCATCGCCCAGCAACCTTCGATATAAACGATCGACCTGTATTTCTTCTATGGCCGATAGCACCGGGCGAAAGACAAATGTACCTATAAACCTATTTCCGTACGACCCTTGATAGTCGC